CAGTTAAGAATGACAGTATATGAGATCCAAAATAGTGGTCTCACATAGTCCGATGCGGCATCGCCATCATCGGGTTGTACCGTGAAAGTCTGCATGACTTCATGGTCATGGAGGTCCCGTATAGGGATTTTCCATTCATTATCAATTGCCATATTGATAATTAGGCGGGCGTCCTCAATCTTCCCGCCTTCTCGGACGAAATTATCGACCGATGCGGCCCCCTTTAATGGGAGCTCGATAGCAGACATCGCTTCATTGAAGCGGTCATGCGCAATGGAGTCGTGATGAATCGACTTCTCCATAAAATCCCGGGGCACTTTTGCCCGTAGGAGTTCATCCTTGACTGCAACTTCGATCAGCCTAAGGTTTTCCACAGGGGGCATTTCCCGTGGACGAGAGACGTTCTTTCTGAACTGTCTCCTTTTCACCTCCGCGATACAATCGGGTAGGTAACCTAGCACACGCGTTTGACACAGCGTTGTGCAGCGGAATATCCATGCTGGACTTTCCGTGTAATCCTCTCCACTCTGGAGTTTGGATTCGGCAAGAGCTTTGATCCTGCCGATTTCGCTGAACATACGTCTCAGCGACTTTGATTGGAAATTGAAATCCAACCATTGCTTCCTACGTTCGTAGGAGGCTCCGTGAAAGCTTTCTTTCACGTTGTTCAGAAATGACTTCAGTTCTGAATAAGTCAAGCCTTCTGGCTCGACTAGTTCACCCTGGGAAAATTCCAGTGGGTGAGTGTAGTCCGAGAACAAATCCCGGAACAAATACGCAGTCTGTTTTGCGTAATCCTGGTACCTTATGGACTCAGGACAAAAAGCCATGAACTTTTTGATTATCACACCATTGATGGTGTGAATAGCCTGCGTGATCGCATGGCGAACACGGCGCAAGCCGTGTTTCTCCAATTCCTTGAGAATTAGAGTATCCAGTTTCAATGTCCTGGAGTATGTCCTGTACCAATACAGGGCATTAAGACTCGCAATCAAGTAGTCTTCAGTTACGTGCTGCCAGCCCGTAACATTAAGTTCATCCCGAAACCACCCGGGATACTTATTATCAAACAACGACACGTGTGTTTGACAGAACATGATCCTTGTAGGGTCCATGTATTCTAGCTCTTCGTGCTCTGTCACGAGGAGTCGGCCTAGCGATCTTACGTACGCTAGGAAGCAACGGGGCTTTAACGGGCCTCCGTCAGGTCCTTGCAAATCCTTGCATGGACAATTCTTCGGCACATTTTCATGTGACCGAGTTCCGCGCTTTGTAATATACATACAAGCACGCTTCGGGCATTCGTCGCCCTTGTTACCTGCTTCATATCCATGAAACAGGCTACGCACTCCCTCGGTTTTGAGGTAGTGTAAATCCACCGCTGATGCAAGTGGAACTGAGTGAGTATGTACAACAAACTCACTAAAGCCGGGCTTGAAAGCAAACCCGCCATGGGAGGTTAACGTTGTTAACACTTCCGATTCAGATTGGGATAACCCATCTGATGTACCAAACCTATTCATGGTTTGTGGATCTCTTTGTGACG